TTATTCTGCAGGTGTGTCCGTCTTTTTGCGGAGCGGACGGCGGCGGGCAGCGTTCTTGAGAAAATCGTTTCCGCTGGGTTCGGCGCGGTCCACCCGGAGGTTCCGGCTGGCACCCATCCCGGCCACCGGGCCCCGCACATCGTGGACGGTGCGCAGGCCCTTGGCGTTCCAGGTCTTGAGGATGCTGTTCCAGTACCAGAGATCCCGCTTGGGTCCGGCCTGTACGGCGGCCTCCTGCACCATGGCATCATCGTAGCCGTAGACCTCGTACCAGCGGGCAATGGCCTTGCGCCCGCCAAGGGTCAGCTCGGTGTCGGCAATGCCCAGCAGGCCGCTGACGTACTGCTCCCGCTGGGCGCGCAGGGCCAGCAGCTGGAGGTGTGCGTCGGCCTGTTCGCCGGTCTCCACACCCTCGGCCCGCCAGACTTTCAATTCGTGGCTGACGGCACCCATCGTCCGCTTGCCCCGGCTGGCCACATAGGCCACGCAGAGCATGACGGTCTCGGGTGCAAAGGCCTCCTGTACATAGAAATTCACCAGTTTTTCCATTTCGGGGTGGGTCAGCGGACGGGCAAAGCTGGTCTGGGCGCAGTCGATGAGGGAGGAGATCATGGGGTCGGTGCGGCTGGCCGTTGCGATCTCGCTCCAGGTCATGGGGGCAGGGGCTGTGGGCTCTTCGCCCGGGGCGGCGTTCTCCTCGTACCGTTCCAGCAGACCTGCACCGGCCCAGAAGGACAGGGCACTCTCGGCGGTCATCTTGCTGCGGAGCTTTAAGTCGGCGCAGAGCTTCTCCGGGTCAGTGATGCCGGTGGCCAGCACATACAGAGCCACCCGGACGTTATATTCCTCCGCAATGCCCAGCTTGGAAAAGACCAGCTGCGGCACCGGGATGGTGTCACCCTTGAATTCTTTCAGTCGATAGATCATGGTGCACCTCAGTGTTGTGTTTCGGTATCCGGTTCCGGTGCGGGCGGTGTCCAGGGCTCGCAGTCCAGGATGGACGGGTGGGCACTCCAGCGTTCCGGTTCGGCGTTGTAGGCATCGTTCAGATATTGGGCGACTGCGGTGCGGCCCTCCTCGGTCATCGGGAAGATCTCCCGCCGCCGCAGGGCCGGGTCGGTCTTGTCCAGCGTCCACGGCTCGGGCCAGAGATCCACCGTGAGGATGGCCTCTTCTTTTTTGGCCTCCTCGCCGCCGTCCGGGTCGGGGACGGAGCGCTTGCCCGGGGTGATGAGGTAGCGCATCCCGTCCTCATTGCCGCTGAATGAGTTTTTGTTCTGCAGATAGTGCAGCATGGGCACAAAGATCATGTAGAATTCCTTCCATTGCGATAATCTATCTTTCATTATAAAGCAACTGGCGCAAAAAGCAAGTTTTTTCCGCCTGCCGCGTTCCGACAGAAAAAACTGTTGACAAAACCGCTGCACTTTGCTACACTAATGGAGCAGTCCTGCAGGGTTAGCTCATCCGGTAGAGCGACTGCTTCCCAAGCAGTAGGCGGCGGGTTCGAGTCCCGTATCCTGCTCCATTAAAAAGAACGCCAGTTCGTTGAGAACTGGCGTTCTTTTTCTTTTGATCACCCACTTTGTAACCCACTTGACTTTTCGTAAACAGAGCACAGCCCCGGACAGCGATCTTACTGTCCGGGGCTGTGCTTTATCAAATCGCCCGGCGGTTGCGCCGTCCGGCTGCCGGGAGGTGTCACAAAGTCCCCTCCATGGTACGCACTGTCAGGAGGCGGAGAGGGGACAGCCGCAGCGCTGCGGTGTAGCTCACTTCTTCCCCTGCATCTGATCCAGCAGCTCATCGGCGCGGATGGCCTCAGGGGTGAAGGAGTTATTCTCCCACCATGCCCAGATGGCGGCAGCGGTGGTCAGGCCAGCCGTCACCCACTGCTCCACGCTGGCGCTGTCGATGGGCAGCACCGGCTTGCCTGCTGCACTCAGCAGCTGATTGACGAGGGCCAGTGCCAGCACAACAGTGCGGGCGATGGTCGCGGCGGGGATGGCGGGGGTGTTGTTCCCAGTGATGTGTGCGTTCATATTGTCAGTTCCTTTCTTCAGTCGTGGATGGGTAAAGCGCAGGCTCTCTTGTACAATTCCGTACCGGTGCCGTTGCCGCCCATCACATGATAGGTCTTGTAGAGGTAATTCAGGTTGCGCAGGCCGTCGCGGGTGATGTACCCCAGCTCCATAAAACGGTAGCACTCGGTATAGATGCGGTCGTGCAGCAGGGCCAGCACCGCGTCCCACAGGGCCTTGATCTTGGGGATGGCGGCAAGGATCGCGCCGCCGATCAGAGCACAGAGCCACCCGGCCCAATACTCCGTGATAAACTGCCACATCGGTCTCACCCCTCCTCATCATCTTCCCACGCCTGCTGGATGCGCTGTCCGTTGTGACACACCGCATCCAGAACGGCATCTGCTTGGATATTGGATGCCAGCAGGGCCTTGTCCTGGGTACTCATGTTGTAGTACCCCGTGAACACCTCACCATCTGCCAGAGGCGCTGCTACGGTGATGCGGTCGATCTTGTGCTCTTCCAGTGTAGCTAGAACCTCTGAGAGCCAGGGTGCGTATGGTGCATCTGAAATCAGATAACTTGCCATCGGTCTCACCACCTGACCTGCCCCAGCCCGGCCCGCTGGATGATGGCGGCGTAGTCCTTATACGCATGGCTCAGGTCTACCGGGCCGCTCACGCCGTGGATTTTGCCGCTGCTTGTGTACTGCCACATGCCGTGGCGGCGGGTGGGGCGCTTGCCGCGGTAGTCCGCGATCCACAGATCGTAAGCAGCGAGGGCTGCCATGTCGAGGGCGGTATCCGCGAAATTGGTGTAGGTGTACACCATTGCATACAGCCCCCACGCTTCTAGTTGGGCAGCGGCTTCGGCCACGCGGGCGGACAGCTTTGCGGGGGCCATGGAGCGCAGGCGGGGGTCCTCCACATCGATGGCAAGGGGCAGCTGGAACGTTTTGCCCCGGAGAGCTGTTTTGAGGGCGGCCAGCTCCTCCTCCGTCTGCCGCTGCGTGACCGCACAGGTGTAGTAATAGCCGCCCACGGGCAGGCCCAGCCGGGCACACTCGGCGTAGTTGCGGGCGAAGGCCGGGTCAACGTAGGGCTTGCCGCCCTTGCTGCCCAGCACCCGCAGCATCACGCCGTCGATTTTGCCGCTGCGCTTCACCGCGTCCCAGTCGATGCTCCCCTGCCAGCGGGAGACATCCATAATTTCAGCCATAGCGTCCTCCTTACTGTGTGATTTCCTCAAAGCCGCTCTTGATAAGAATCGCCTTGACCTTCTCCTTCAGCAAGCGGGGGCAGCGCTCATACAGAGCCTTTGCCTCCTCCATAGTCTCAGCAGACATGATTTCCTGTGCCCATAACGTAGCCATCATAAATACTACCATCCTTTCGATTTTTTGTGTGATTTTACGCATAGACAGTCTCGCTCATCTCAAGCAGACACTGTTTCAGCATCTCGTTTTCCTTTTGCAAAGCAGCCAGTGTTTCAGGCAGCTGCGCCATCTGGGTCTGGGCGCTCTCCACCGTAGCAAGCCGCTCCTCCAGTGTAGGGGTCGGCTTCGGTGCATCGGCAGGGTCAGGCTGCGTGCCGGCCTCCACCACAACGTAAGCCTCCGGCTGGTCGTCCATGCTCCACAGAGCCTCGCCAACAGCAGCCGCTGCATTGTGGGCGTTGATGGCATCCACAACGGCAGAATAGGCATCACACGCTTCCTGCGTGATGACCGGCTTCAGGATTTTTGCTCCGGGTTTTATCTCCATTTGCGTTCACCTCACTTCCAGCGGCCATAGGCGATCCAGTTGACATACTCCAGACTTCCGGAAACATTGATGTACATAGATGTTGTTGTTTTGGAAGTAAAGCCAAGGTTTTTACCGTCCGGGTACTGCGTTTGAAGCGACCCAATGCAAGAGTAATTTGCATTTGCAAAGGCAACAGGAAAAGACACTCTATCCATGCCCGTTCCCCAGCAGATCTGCGTTCCATCGGTATAGCGCACATAATAGGTTCCACTTGTATAGACCGCCGAAGCACCAGCCGGGCCTTGCGGGCCGGTTGCGCCTGTGGCACCTCTGGCTCCCGTTGCACCGGTAGGCCCTTGCGGCCCCTGTGGGCCGGTGGCTCCGGTGGCACCCTCGGGGCCCTGCGCACCGGTATCTCCTTTGTCGCCCTTTGCGCCTTTCAGGCTGGCGATCCAGGCAGATTCACTGCCGGTGTATCCAAGCTGAACAGCCAGCGCATAGGCCGACTGGCCATCAAAGGTTCCGGCTTCTTTGGCCTGCTTCACAGCATTGGTGGCCGCATTGGCCGCGTCGGTGCTGGCTTTCTCTGCCCGGTCGGCATCGGCCTTTGCCGCCCCCGCGCTGGCAGATGCTTCCCCGGCCTTGGTGACGGCGGTGGAAGCGCTCCCCGCAGCGGCGGTGGCCTGCTGGGTGGCGTTTTCTGCCGCGGTGGTGGCTGCCCCGGTGGAGTTGGCCACGTCGGTCAGGGCTGTGGTGCGGGCCCGTGCGATATCCTGCAAGGCGGCGATGTGCTCCGTTTTCGTGTCCTGCAGGGCCCGCTGGGCGGCGGTCTCACTGGTCTTGGCGTTCTTCTCGCTGGCGGCGGACTTGGTCTCGCTGCTCTTGGCTGCCTCCGCGCTGTCCTTGGCGGCAGCGGCACTGCTGGTAGCTTTCTCCTCCAGTGCGTTGATGCGCTCCCGGGCAGCGGCCAGCAGCTCGTCGGTGGGGATGCCGGTCACACCGTCCCGCACGATGCCGCAGAGCGCCTCGTCCAGCCGGGTGTCAGTGATCTGGCCCGTGGTGATGCTGGTGGAGCCTGCCGGGCGGGTGATCTCGGCAAGGCAGAGGTCGTAGATCAGCTCGGTGCGGGAGATGGCCGGGGCCGTGGGTGT